GTTCCGAGATTTACACAGCGTTAAAGAGTTATAAGGGGCATGTTACTGTTAAGATCGTTGGTCTCGCTGCTTCTGCTGCTTCTTTTATTGCAATGGCAGGCGACAAGGTTTTAATATCGCCTACTGCTCAAATGATGATTCATAATGTTTCTACTTCAGGTAGTGGGGATTATAGAGATTTTGAAAGTATGGCTGATGCTTTAAAGTCTGCTAATCAATCAATCATAAATGCTTATAAAACAAAGCTTAATAAGTCTGACGAGGAATTACAAGCCTTGATGGATAAAGAAACCTGGTTCAATGCTAATACAGCTTTAGAGCATGGCTTTGTAGATGAAATTATGTTTGATGATAACAACAAATTGAGTTCTCCTTTAGTCGCTAACTTTGGCGGTATGATCCTTAATGATGAAATCATTTCTAAGGTTTCAGAATTAATGGAAAAAGAGAAGCAAGAAGCGAGTAACAAGCAACTTGAAACAATGCAAGCAAAATTAAAAATTATGAAATTAAGAGGTGAAACAAATGGATATTAAAGAAATGTTGAATAAACGTTCTGAATTGCTTTCAAATGCTGAAATTTTAGTAAACGAGGGCAACTTAGAAGAATTTAACGCAATTGAAGAGCAAGTAAAAGAATTAGATAACAAAATTGAGGCTGCTAAACTTGCTAATGCTAACTTAAAAGCAATGCAAGAGAATAATAAAATTCTAGACTTAGAAAATAAAAATGTACAAGTAGAAGGAGCAAAGACAATGGAAAATATCACAAAAGTTCTATCAACTGAATCACTTTACAAAAATGCATTTGCTAAAACGCTAATGGGACAAGAATTAACACCTGAAGAAAACAGTACTTTCATGGAAATGAATAACCACACTACTTTAAATACTGGTGTTGTTATCCCAACAACTACTTTAAATGAAATTATTTCTGATATTGAAGCACAAGCACCGTTTTTCGCTGATGCTCGTAAATTCCAAGTAACTGGATTACTTAAACTTCCTAAACATACAGCTATCACAGCAGGTGATGCAGCAGGTTATGATGAAGCTACAGCTACAGCAGTAGAGAAAAACACTTTCGTTGAAATCGCTCTTGGCGGTAAAGAAGTTGCTAAATACGTTGAAGTATCTTTCAAACTAGAAAGTATGTCAATTGGTGCTTTCCTTGAATACCTAAAAGGCGAAATCGTTGATCGTGTAGGGGCTGAATTAGGACGTCAAGCTATTAGCGGTACTGGTGTTAAAGAAATGACTGGTGTATTAACTGCATTAACTTCTGTTGCTGCTCAACGTACTACTTACACTGCTGCAACTGGTATTGCTTACAAAGATATTACAACTGCTGTTTCTAAATTAGGTGCTAAACACGTTCCAGGTGCTGTAATTTACGCTTCTAATGCTACAGTTTGGAATAACCTAGCTAACATTATGGACATGAACGGACGTCCTCTATTCGTTGCTGATGTTGTTGCAGGTGGAGTTGGTCGTATCTTAGGCTTCCCAGTTAAAGTTGATAGTGCTGTTCCTGCTGGAACTGTAATTATCGGTAACGCTAAAGGCTACGTAGTTAACACAAATGAAGCTTTATCTGTTGAATCTGTACGTGATATCAAAGCACGTAAAGTTGGTTTCTCTGCTTACACTATCGTAGATGGTAACGTAACAAACGAAAAAGCATTCTCTATTATTGCTCCTTCAGCTTAAGGAAGTGAACTAAATGAATCACTTAGTATTAGTTGATTTTGTTTGCAAGGAATCGGCTGCATATTTTGCGGCTGGTTCTTTCTACAAGTCTATGAAACTTGATAGGGTGAAAGAACTTGAAAATTTGGGCTTTATTAAAGCGAATGAAGAGTTATCCACCTTAGAAAAAGAAGAAGAAAAGAAAACGGTGAAACGAACTCGTAAGAAAGCGAGTGAATAAGCCATGTTAACGAAAGTAAAAGAAGCGTTACGAATCACGCACACTCATTTAGATGATGAAATAGCAGACTTAATTGATAGTTGCAAGATTGACTTATCTATTTCAGGTGTACAAGTGATAAATGAAAATGACCCTTTAATCCTACAGGCTGTAAAGTTGTACTGTAAAGCGAATTTTGGTTTAGGTAATGCCGACTCTGAGAAATACCAAAGATCATACGATAGCTTAAAAATAAGCTTGGCTCTATGTGGTGATTACAATGTTCAGTAATGTATTGTTTTTTCCAGTCGTCACTATAACCGAGGATGAACTAGGACAAAAGCATATGAATGAAAGTTACTCACGCATGGTTTATTGCAACGAGAAAGGTATTGCTCAATCGGAGTTCTTTGCAGCAGGACAAGCGGGGATTAAAGCGACAAAGAAGTTAATCGTCCACAGTGGCGATTACCAGGAAGAAATGAAACTGAAGTACAATGATAAGATTTATTCAATCTATCGTACTTATCAGACAGAAAACGAGAAAATTGAACTTTATTGCGAAGAGAAAGCCGGTGTTTGATTATGGCTGATATTAATAGTTTGGCTAATGAGATAACAAGGGCTTTAAGACAATACACAAATGAAGTTCAAGAAGAAGTTGATGGAGCTGCTGAAGAAGTGGCAACAGATGCGGTAAACGAACTAAAGCAATCAAGCCCCGAAAGAACCGGCAAGTATGCTAAGAGTTGGGCTAAAACGAAAAAGGGCAATAAGTGGATTATTCATAATAAAAAACACTATCGCCTTACGCATTTATTAGAAAAAGGACATGCCAAAGTAAACGGTGGGCGCGTCGGTGCAAAGGTCCATATTGCACCAGTAGAAAACAAGGCTATTGATGAATTTATAGAACGTGTAGAAAGGGCGGTGCAAGGCTGATGAAACTAAGCGAATTGTATTTACTTCTAAGGCGAGTCGGCTTGCCTGTCACTTATTCACACTTTGAAAAAGGGCAAGTTCCTCCATTACCATACATCTGCTATTTAGAAATCAGCACAGACAATTTTAAAGCTGATGGGAAAGTATATCAAAAGGTAACGGATGTGGATATCGAACTATATACAAAGAAAAAAGAGTTAGACATTGAGGATTCACTAGAACAAATATTGAATGAGAATGGTATCCCCTGGGATTCCGACGAGATTTATATAAACGATGAAAAAGTATTTAAAAAAACTTATGAAGTGAGGTTGATTCAATAATGGCACAAAACAAAGTAGCTTTTGGTTTATCCAATGCACATTATGCAGTAATTACAGAAGAAGATGGCGTGGTAACATACGGCACGCCAGTACGATTCCCTGGTATGGTATCGTTAACACTAGAACCAAAAGGGGAACAATCGGACTTTTTCGCAGATAATTTGGTGTACTATACAACTAACGCAAATATGGGGTACGACGGTACACTTGAAGTAGCATTACTAACAGAGGAGTTTCGTAAGGATGTACTAGGCGAAACTGTTGGGGCTGATGGTGTATTCGTTGAGGGTGCGAATGCCAATCCTAAGAAAATAGCTTTAATGTTTGAATTTGATGGCGATCAAAAAGCGACACGTCACGTATTACCTTATGTTTCCGTATCGCGTCCTGGGCATAGTGCGGCAACTAAAACTGAATCAGTAGAACCAGGAACAGGCGAATTAACATTCGTAGCTTCTCCTCGTCCTGGCGATTATGTTATCAAACTATCAACTGGATCAACTACTACAGATGAAATTTACAACGCTTGGTATACTGAAGTTTATACAGGAGCGTAACACATGGAAAAAACATTAACGATTGATGATAAACAAATAGTTTTTAAATCAACTGGGGCTACACCTTTGCGATATAAACAACAGTTTGGCAAAGATTTTTTTGCTGAAATCGCTAAAATGTCAAACGGCAAAAAGTTTAATCTAGCTGATTTAGACATGGAAGCATTTTATAATATCGCTTGGGTGTTCGCTAAAACAGCAGACAAAACAATTCCGGAACCTTTAGAGTGGTTGGATACGTTTGAAACGTTCCCTATCCTGGATATTATTCCGGACTTGCAAGACATGTTATTGGCTACAATGCAAACAAAAAAAAAGTAAGTGAAGAAGGTACGCAAGGTGGGGAATCAATCTCTACTGAAGCGTACCTTTTAATGTGTAAAAAAACAAAGTTGACAGTTGATGATATGGAGTACATGACGATTGGAATGTGCTTGGATTATATCAGCGAATATTTTGACGTTATGGATACGAGCAAGCCTAAAGTTAAGAAAGCGACACAAGAGGATTTTGATACCTTTTAGGTATATTATGGATGTTGCTGAGGGCGTGTACAAGCGAATTAAAAAAGCTTTAACGGATAACCTTATTACTCATTTTAAATAAAAAACCTTGCTTATTTATTAGCAAGGTACTCTTTTAGTAGCTTTTCGATTAATTCGGCTACACTGACGTTTTCTTGAATAGCCTTTATTTTTGCTAACTTTATTAGTTCACTATCCAGTGTAGTAGTAAATTTTCTTTTCATTAATATCACCTCTAAATACATTATAAACTATATACGTGACATTGACAAGTGTGTATATACGTATTATAATATATTTAAGGGGTGATATTGTGGAGAAGAAAGGCGTTATCTATAAAATAGAGAATTTAGTAAATGGCAAGGTTTATATAGGGCAGACGAGAGTCGGGTACAAAAAAAGAACAAACGAACATCTGTATTCGCTAAGGAAAAACATTCATAACAACGATTATTTACAAAGGGCGTGGAATAAGTACGGAGAAGAAAGTTTTTCTTTTTCTATCGTGGAAACATGCGATATAAATGAATTAGATGATAAAGAAACGAATTGGATTTCTCATTTCCGTAATAGTGTTGGTTCTTACAATTTAGAGAGTGGCGGGAATAAAAACAAAACCCATTGCGATGAATCAAAAATAAAAATGTCAAAAGCATCCAAAAAAAAATGGAACAATCCAGAATACGCAAATCCGTTAAGAAAGAAAATGAAAGAAGTTCATGGTGGTAAAAACAATATAAACGCTAAAAAAGTTATCTGTATTAACACTAATGAAGTTTTTGAAACAATGACAGAAGCTGCAAATAAGTATTCGTTAAACATGAAAAATATTTCCCAAGTGTGCGCAGGTGAAAAAGCAACAACAAGGGGCTTGCAATTTGCTTACTATGAAGAAAATAAAGAATACAAGCTGAAGGAAATTAACCCTAAAACAAAAGGGAACCACCCATGTGCTAGAAAAATTATATGCATCAACAATGGCGTAGTGTTTGATTCCGTAATAAGTGCAAGTGAACATTTTAATATTAAATATACAAATTTACATCAAGTAGTTTTAGGTGTTAACACAACAGCTTCAGGCGTTGATGGTGAATTATATCAATTTGCATATTATGAAGAAGGAAAAGAATATAAACTTAAAGAAGTAAAAAATATAAAACATCCTAAAAAAGTTGTTTGCGTGACCACGAATCAAGTTTTTAATAGCACAAGAGAAGCAGCGCTTAAGACAAGCGCATTACAATCTAAAATTTCTATGTGTTGTAATGGGAAACGAAAAACAGCTGGTAAATTAGAAGATGGCACTCCTTTAAAATGGAGATTTTTAGACACCTAAATTGATAGGTGTTTTTTATTTTGAAAGGGCGGTGAAAAAGAACTATGAGCAGTAGAATTAAAGGTATAGTTGTCGAAATCGGTGGCGATACTCAATCTTTACAAAACGCTATAAAAGACGTTGAAAAGCGTAGTAATGGACTTGCTAAAGAACTTAAAGACGTCGAGCGATTGTTAAAAATGAACCCGGGCAACATCGAGTTAATTAGTCAGAAGCAGCAATTACTAACGGATCGCATTGCGGCAACCACAGAAAAGTTAGATGGGCTAAAAGCAGCACAAGCACAAGTTGAAGCACAGTTTCAATCGGGCGATATAGGTATCGAACAATATCGGGCATTTCAACGAGAACTCGTTACTACTGAAGGCAGTCTAAACGGCTTACGGAATCAACTGCAACGAATGACAGATGAGCAAGAAAGAGTTGCTGATTCCACTAGACAACTAGGAACGTTCTTTCAAGCTACTGGTACAGATATAGAACAATTCGCTGATACGCTAGGAAGCAATTTGACTAACGCAATCCGAAACGGCACAGCATCCTCACAGCAACTTGAACAAGCATTAGACCAAATTGGGCAGGCTGCTTTAGGTGCTGATGCTGATTTAGGACGTATGCGAGAAGCTTTGCGAAATGCTGATAACGGTGCAAGTCTTGACCAAGTAAGGCAAGATTTAAACCAAATAACACAAGAAGCAGGAGAAGCGGAAACAGCCATAAGAGATTTTGGCGGTGAATTATCCCAAACTGTAGGTGGCTTAGTTGCAGGTGGTGGTATTGCCGGGGTTGTAAGTGCGGCATTAGATACATCTAGCCTTGATACTAAGATTGAAATTATGTTTGATGTTCCTGAAGAATCAAAAGCAACTGTAAAAGCGGCTATTAGAGAAGTTGGAACATATGGTATTGAAGCTGAGGAAGCTTTGGAAGGTGTTAGAAGGCAATGGGTATTAAATAAAGATGCTAGCGACGAGTCGAACGCTGCTGTTGTTAAAGGTGCTTCTCTTATCGCTTCAAAGTATGCTTCAATTGATTTTACTGAATTAATTCAAGAAGCGAATGAAATCGGAGCATCTTTAAATATATCTAACGAAGAAGCAATGGGAATGGTTAACACGTTGTTAGACTTAGGTTTTCCTCCTGAGCAGTTAGATATCATCGCAGAGTATGGCGAACAGTTAGCGATTGCGGGTTATAACGCTGAAGAAGTGCAAAACATCCTAGAAGCATCAGTTAAGACAAAAACATGGAATATCGACGATCTCCTTGATGGTTTGAAGGAGGCAAAAATAGGAATAACTGAATTTGGTTTAGAAATTCCTAAAGCAATGGATGAACTATTAGCAAAAACAGATATTTCATCTAAGCAGATGCAAGCATGGGGCGCTGCTGTTGCAGGCGGTGGAGAAGAAGGCTCTGCTGCTATGGTTGAAGTTGCTAAGGCATTGGCAGGGGTTGAAGATGCGACATTAAGAAATGAACTAGGCGTTCAGGTTTTTGGCACGAAATTCGAAAATCAAGGAATGAAACTAGTTGACACCTTAATGGTAGCAGAAAATGGCACAGCAAACTTAGGTGAAGGCATCCAAAAATTAAACGATAATATCGCTACTATGGATGAGGATCCTGCTGTAAAACTTCAAGAAGCATTACAAAATATGATGAAAGCCTTAGAACCTATCCTAACTAAAGTTGCTGAAATGATTACCGTGTTTGCGACATGGGCATCTGAAAATCCAGTCTTGCTTGCAACAATTACAGCCGTTACAACGGTTTTAGGTATCCTAATGGGGGTATTCGCAGCTTTAGCGCCTATTATTAGTCTCATAATAAACAACTTCGCTTTAATACGTACCGCATTCATGGCTTTAAGCGGACCAATTGGTATTGCTATTGCGGCTATTATCGCAATAGGAGTGGCATTGTACAAAAACTGGGATGTTGTACAGGAATATGTAGGCAAGGTTTCCCTAGCCTTCAAAGCTGTTAAAGCGGCTATTACAACAGCTTTAGAGGGCGCAAGTAAAGTTGTATCTTCAGTATTAAAAACAATAAGTACAACATTCAAAAACATTTTAGAAGGCATAAAAACAACGGTATCAAGTATTTTTAACGGCATTAAAAGTTATATTACTGGTGTTTTAAACGATTACAAGAACGCTTTTTCAACAGCTTGGAACGCTATTAAATCGGCTGTTTCATCTTCAGCGAGTGCTATTTGGAATACAGTTAAAAACAACTTTAACAATATGCTTAACGCTGTCAGAAACACAATGAACAGTGTAAAATCTGCTATTTCAGAAATTTGGAACTCAGCCTTAAACATTTTCAAAAGTTCAAGCCTTTTCAATATCGGTAAAGATATGATTAGCGGTCTTATCAGAGGTATTAAGTCCATGACTAAAACAGCTATTGGGGCTATTACTGGAGTTGTAGATGGTGTTATCAATAAAGCTAAATCATTACTTAAAATAAAATCTCCTTCAAGAGTATTCATGGAAATTGGGGAATTTACGAATGAGGGCTTTATTAAAGGGATTGAAAAAACATCTAATCAAATAGCCAATACAATGGGTGATGTTTACGGAAATCTTGGCACGAATGCAAAGAGAATGACAGCACAGAACACGCCTAGCATACCGACAACGAATAACAACGTCACTAACAGTATGCCTATTAACATATCTCTTAATTACAGTGGTAACGCTTCTGAAGCTGATGCAATGCGAATGGTAGATATCATTGAAACGCAATTAGGCAACAGATTAAATTCAAGAATGAGAATGAGTGGTGTTAGGTAATGATTTATATTGAGACTTTAGACGGTACAAGATACGACTTGAAAACCATTGGCTTAATACCACTTTCTTTTATAATTGATTCGCCTAATCCAGTCCATTTGTTTGAGGAAATTGAGGGCCGTAATGGTTTTATAGACTTAGGAACTACCTACTCAGGTAGGACAATGAGAGTTAACTTCCTCATGAAAGCAATTGACTTTTATGATTACTCTTTATTGCGTTCTAAGGTGTTTGACCTTTTCCAAACACAAAAATACTTTTATCTAGTGAATACAGAAGAATATGCCAAGCGGTGGAAAGTGAAGGTGGCGAGTGCTTTTACACCAGAAAGGCTAACACATAAAGATTCTAATTTTGAAATTGAATTTATTTCACCTTCTCCATTTTCCGAAAGTATAGGTACAACAACAGATCCCTTCTTATTCACTGTTGAATTGTGGCAAATTGGACAAGGGTTAACGGATGAAATGACAGAAGTGAGAATGGAGCCGGCTACATGGTTCGATATAGGGCATATGAAATGGAGTGAACTAAATGGCTGAATATACACCTAATTATAATTTATATAAGCCTAATCGCAATGATACAGACATAGAAGTAGATACTTCTTTAAGTTCTAACTTTACTAAGATTGATACAGCGATCAAAACAAACGCAAATGAAATAGCTACTGTTAAAACGTCTTTAAATTCATCTGTTACTAGTATCAACAGTAATGTAACAGCTTTGCAAACATCAAATAGCACTAACACAACAGCGATAAGCACACTTAAAACAGCTTTTGAAGTTAAGCACAATACAAACGGAACTTTTAAAGGGATTGTTGATACTGATATTAGTAATACAGCAGCGATTAAAGCGAACAAATTAGCTATACAAAAACTATACAAAAAGACAATCAGTCCTTCTATTAGTGCAACAGCTAACACTTACGGCACAGCAGTAGAATTAACACCTTATACTGGATACTCTTCTATGATTCCTTTAAATGTATTAGGGACAGCACTAGTACCTGCAACCGATGAAGTAATAACACTAAGTGTAACGGCAACTTTCAACGATTCTTCTACTTCTGAAGTGACAAAAGAAATAGGGCAATCCTTTTCATTAACAGATAGCGACTTTTTCACTTTGTTTAAAGATAACTTATACATTACTAAACTAACTTTTAAAGTGAAATCATCCATCGCTGCTTCTAAGGTTATCGTAACAGTAAATCACACCGGATTTTATTTGTAGGTGGCTATTATGAATTGGTCTGAACTATGTAACGTAGAAAAAACCACTTTCGTAATAGAGAGTCAAAATAAATTCAGGATTTATAATGCAGGAGTTGTGGACGTTAATCCGAGAGAATCATATTTGAAGATTGAGTTCAGAGGTGCTTCAAACGGATTAACGATCAGCAATGCAACAACTGGCGATACTTTTAAGTACTTAGATACAACATTACTAACAGATTCTCTTGTACTTGATGGAATCAGAAGCTTAAAGAATGGTGAAAGTGTATTCGCTAGAACAAATAAAAAGCTTATTACTTTATCGCCAGGATGGAACGAATTTGAAGTATCAGGAGTAGATGGTTTCTTCAGGCTAACTTTCGACTTTAGATTCACTTACTTATAGAAAGGGGTGCTTGTATTGCAACTGAAAAGAATCGGTGCGGCTTTTGACCGCATTTACAGAATGGAGCAAAATAGCAACCTAGAAAAGATTGAACAATCTAGCAATAGTTTGCAATCGCAAATTAACAACTTAGTTGATGGCAAGTTTGATGATGTTGCATTGAATACTCATATCGAAGAGAAGTTGAATGATTTAGAAACGCAATACGCTCCTAAACTAACAGAAGTTTCCGTGCAATTTACTGATACTTTTCTAAAATCATTGCAAAGTGGCATTAAATGTATCGCTCATAGAGGTGTAGAGACGATACTTCCTGAAAATACAACTGTAGCGTTTGAAAAATCGGGCGAGTTGGGTTTTTGGGGTAATGAGTGTGACGTTCAATGGACATCTGATAATGTACCTGTTATTTATCATGATGAGAACATAAACACTTTAACAAACGGAATCGGGTTAATTAGTGCGTTAACTTACGATCAAATCAAAAGTTATCACCTAACACGTGGTGTTAATGTATCTCGTTATGGTTCTTCGTTGCGGATATGTTCTTTTGAAGAGTATTTAAAAATCTGCAAAAAGTATAATATGCATTGTTTTATCGAACTTAAATTTTACAATACATTAACCGATCAAAATATTGATAGTCTTGTGGCTCTTATCGAAAAGTATAACGTCGAGAAACAGTGCGTAATCATGCATATCAATAGAGATATATTGTTAAGGGTGAGAAGTCGTAATAAAAACCTTACATTAATGTACATGGTTGAAGATAACCATTCTTCAGAAAATATGCAGTGGATGGTTAAAAATGCCCCTTGTATAGCAGGGTGTAATTTTAGTCATAATCATTTAACTTCTGAAAAAGTCGATGAATATCACTCTTTAAATATTCCTGTTGCTGTTTACACGGTGACACACTTACACGATGCCCAACTTTGGATAAATAAGAACGTAGATATATATATATCTAGAATTTTGATTGATAGCGAGGTGGGTTGAATTGAGCAACTATAACACTGAAGTTTTAGCAATTACTAGAAGAGACGAATTTGAAAGCAAATTATTTTACACAAATTTACCAAATGTCTCTTATTCAGCCGAACCAATAGGGAGCAATCAATTCCACTACTCTGCTGATATAAACCGATTACACGTTAAAAAAGATAACACTAGATGCGGTCAAACTAGTTTTTATATACCTAGTTTAAGAATAGGTGATAAGGTGCTAGTAGAGTTTGAATATTTGATAGTTTCCCCACTTGAAACTAATGGAATTATACGGGTTTCTTTTAACGAAATTGAAAGTAATGACCCAAACAAAACACCAATTTTAATGAGTTATTATGATGCACCGCATAACAACGGTGAATATAAAAAATCAACAGTTTCTTATATGGTTACAAACACAAATCATAAAAATCTTTTAGTCGATATCGGTATGCCTTGGTGGAAAACTGGAGAAGTGTATATAAGAGATTTAAGAGTTGTCGTTCAAAGGTCAATTCCTTTGTTGTTGGATTCTATAAAGGGATGTATGATTAGGAAAAATTCAGGAGTTTGGGAAATTAGATCAGATTTTTACGGTTCGGATATCGGAACGATTACAGTAAAAGATGTCACTACGCTAAGTATAACTTTTAAAAATCCTTTTCAAAACAGACCGGTCGCAACTGCTAATTCGGATTCTGCTGTACTTAGTGGGAAATATAGACCTTGCGTTGGACTTTTAACACAGTTAGGTTGTGATATAAAGTTTATAAAAAACGATAACACGTTTGCTAATTTAGCTGATATAGAGGAATCAGCACATTTTAGTTTTATTTTCTTGGGTAGCGAACGGTTATAGGGAGTAAAGATAAAAGGAGGTGATACATTGCTTATAATCACTGATATAAAAGGTAATTCCGAAATGTTAACAGATGTTTCAAATGTAGAAATCACCGAGGAAAGAAACGGTGATTTTTCTATTTCATTCACTGTTTTTAACACCGAAAGAAACGCACACTCTTATCCTTTATTACAAGAAGAATCAATTGTGGACTTAGAGGGGCAAGAGTTCAGAGTGAAGCGTATAACAGAAGTAAAAGGGTACAAAGTTGTAGATGCTCAACATGTATTTTTCGACTTAATCGGCAAACGAAAAGAAGATATTTTTGGTGGTACACGTTCAGTGAATGATATGTTCAATTGGTTGTTATCGGACACTGGATGGACATATGAAATCGTGGACAGTGTACCTTCTGCATTATTCGCTAACTTTGGAGAATCAAACGTATTATCGTTAATTCGCTCAGCTTGCGAACAATACGAATGTAGCATAAAGATTGAACCTAACAAGCATTTGAAAGTCGGTTTAAGAGTCGGAGAAGATAAAGACGAACAGTTTAGATACGGTTATAATATCAAAACGTTAACGAAATCTGTTGATACTACAAACCTAACAACTAAGATTAAGGGTTACGGTGGCAACGGTCTAGAGGTTACTTACACTTCTCCAATGGCTGATATTTACGGTGAGATATGGGCGGAACCAGTAGAAGATGATCGCTTCACAATAGCGGAATCATTGGTGAATCGGATTAAACAAGAAATACAAGATATGCCCGATATAAGCATCGAAATAGAACTAGCTGAATTAGGCATGGATGTATCATTGGACGATGGCATATGGACGATATACGAGCCTTTAGGGATTGAATACTTAAGTTATATAACATCTATAACAAGTTATCCATTCACTAATAAATCGCCAGTTGTAACAATTTCTAATGTAAAGAAAACAATCACAGATATTCTCACAAGGACAAAAATTGAAATTGACGAGAATAAGAAAGAAACTAGGTCAAGGTTTGAACAAACAAATGAACAAATAACATTAGCTGTTGAAAGAATCGGAGAAGCTGAATCAAAAATCGAAATACAAGCTGATCAAATTACACTAACAGTTAAAAAAGGTGAAATCATCTCTAGTATTAATCAATCTGCTGAAGCGGTAACGATTGAAGCAAGTAAGATTAATTTAGTCGGTAAAGTAACAGCTAGCGATATAGAAGTGGGTAACAGTATTCAATTAGGGGATAGCACTTCGCAAGCTACTAAGGCGATAAGGTTTAACGGTACTGATTCATGGATATATTCAACTGGTTCAAACTTAATTCTGTCTTCAGGTAACTCTATACTGTTTCAGAGTCCGTACTTAGACTTTAACAATGCAACGATAGCGAATCTTAATTCTGTCGCTAAGTTCGGTTAAGGGTGTGATTGAATGGCATATTTAAGACATCCGACAGCAGCGAAAGGCGATACATGGATATCTGTTTTAGTTGAAGATTTACAATATACTGGACCTTCTTATGACACCTTAAGGATATACTGTTATAACAGTAGCGGTATTCAATTATCTTCATGGGATGCTAGAAACGGTGGGGGAAGCGGACAAACAGCCGGGATGTATCGTTCAGGAACAGCCACTTTTTCCGGATTGACACCGGGGACAACTTATCTTTTTAATGCGTATACAGAAATAAATGGTGGCTATAGATGGATACCCGAAAGTGGTTACTTTGTCGCAAGTACAACCGGGACAGCACCAAACCCTAGACCAAGTAACTTCTCATGGACATACACAAAAAGTTCAGGAAGTAACTTTAATTTATATGCTTTTGAATGGAATAACTTTTTCGCAAAGATAAACGAATTTAGAGCATATAAAAATTTAAGTAATTACAGCTTTACAACAGCGTATAGCGGTTATGATTTTTACGCTTATATGTATAACCAAGCGGTTACGGCTATATCCAACATGAGCCCTTCTATTTCTTTGCCACCAACAAGAAATAGCGGAAATATCATATACGCTACAAATATCAATCAATTAGTTACAAGTCTAAATTCAATTACTTAGGAGGAAACAAGATGAATATACAAATTAGCTTAGCAGACGGCACAACAATTAATGCATTTGTAGAAAATTATAACGCTGCTGAACTAGCGGAAAAGATTAATAATCATCAGTTAGTAGTCGTAACAATCGGAGATATTATTTTCAACAAAAACATGATTAAAACAATCATTCCAGTACAAGAATAACACTCTTTTAAAGGGTGTTATTTTTATGTCTGAGCAAAGAGGTGGTTCAATGTTAAAACTAGAAAGAATGAGAACTGCATTTGATAGGGCTTTTCGTAATGAGCAGAATGAAAACCTACAGAAGATTGAAGAAGCTAACAATGTATTAGAATCAAAAATGGATTCGTTAATTAGTGGCGAGATTGATAACGTAGCATTGCAAACGGATATAGAGCAGAAGTTGAATGTTTTAGAAGCGCAATATGCTCCTAAATTAACAGAGGTATCCGAAAAATTAGACGATACAATTGTTATGAACAGTATTTTTAATTTTAATAGCATTAAATATATAGCACATAGAGGGGCGGCTACCTTTGCACCAGAAAATACTATTCCTGCGTTTGAAATATCGGGAAAGTCGGGATATTGGGGAAGTGAAGCGGATATAAATTGTACTTCTGATGGCTATTGGGTAGTAATACATGATGCAACAGTAGATGCAATGACAGATGGTACCGGGAACGTGTCTGGCATGACTTTATCACAGATAAAATCTTTAACAATAGATTCCGGTAATAATGTTTCTGATTTTCCCGGAACTAAAATTCCCACTTTAGATGAGTATATAGAAGTATGTTCAAAGCATAATATTATTCCTGTAATCGAAGTTAAAGCGTTCAAGAATAGAATGGAGATTGAAAGTTTAATAAATATAGTATCTAAATATAACTTAATTGATAAATGTATTATCATTTCTTCTTTAATTACAGCATTACAAGAGATTAGGGAAATAAATCGAAGTATCGCATTAGGGTGGGTTGCTGTTAATTATGATGATAGTGTTCGAGATACTCTTTTAGACTTAGGTAATTCATTTCTAAATATGATTGACTCATCTATCACGCTAGAAGTGGTTAACGATTGTCATGCTCATGGATTGAAAGTAGGCGCTTGGACTGTTAACAACCACAATAGACGAATGGATCTAATTAATATGGGTGTCGATATAATAACAACTGATAAACTTATATGAAAGGAGGAACTTGAATGTTTATTGAACAATACAAAACAATTTTTGACGATGCTGATTTTTATGACAATAAGTTTGGTTTAACCCGATCAGAAGAACCTATAAGCAACGATCAATACAATGTATCTAACAAAATTGCTCATGTTGTCTCGGCTAGTGGAAAACAAGGATTCTTTGGAGTTCGTTTTGATGCGTTGAGCGTTGGCGATGTTATTGAATTTGAATGCGAGTTTAGAAGTATTAGTGGGGTATTGCCTAAAGTCGGAATAGATGAAATGAGTGGAAATATTAACGCTTCAAAAATGGTTTTTTCCTCAAAAAAACAAGGAGAATGGGAAGTTTTAAATGGTAAGTATATAGTTGAAAATTCAACTTATCATGGAGATCATAGACTATCATTCGGTTTATTTACTGCTGATTCTGGTGAGTTTTATGTTCGTAACATCAAAGTTAAATGTCATTGTAATAATGTCGAGAATGTATCTAGCATTACAAGTGGTGAGGAGTTCGGTTCTAAGTATGTTAAATATCCAGACGGAACATTAATTAGTTATACGACCACAACAATAGAAGGTATCGCCAACACAAATGTAACTAAAAACGTGTTATATGCCATGTCTTTTGTGTCTCATCCTGTTAGATTCGCAAACATAGAGCATGTTTCCGTAAACGATAATTTCACATTAAAAAATCTGAGTTATCGAAGGGGTTCATTAGCTAGTGGTCAACTTGTTATAAATACAGATGTATCACAAACATACACCATAAATTTAATAGCTATTGGTAGATGGAAATGACTTAAAAGGCACTCTTTTAAAGGGTGTTTTTTAATTTCAAACAAAGGGGATGGAAAATATGACGATAGAAGCAGGGCTTATAATCGCTGCTTTATCTCTTATTCTTGGTTATTCAGGATATTCATTGAACAAAAATAAATCAATCAAGGACGAGAGCAAGCAAGGTGCTGTTATCAGCACTAAGTTAGATAACATTGAACGAGGGGTACAAGATATAAGGATAGATATTAAAGCGAATGAAAAGCGTGTTAGTGAGTTGGCTGAAATGGTTATAAGAAATGAAGAATCAACAAAGTCCGCACATAGAAGAATAGATAAATTGGAGGATAAAAAGTAATGAAAATTAACTGGAAAGTTCGTTTAAAACATAAACCGTTTCTAGTCGCTCTATTCTCTTTGGTGCTTATCTTAGTACAACAAATAGCATCTATTTTCGGAATTGATACAACTATCTACAATGAGCAAATAACAATATTGTTCAATACTATTCTATCTATCTTAGTTTTGTTAGGTGTAGTTATCGATCCGACAACACAAGGGGTAACGGATAGCGAAAAGGCTTTACATTATAAAGAGCCAAAGGAGTAATTATATGAAAATCAAACAGAAAATCGTTCCTGCTGCAAAGTATGCTCTTAAATGTCCATACAACATGAACGCTGAATATATTACAGTACACAATACTTATAATGATGCTTCAGCCATGAATGAAGTTAAATACATGATTAGCAATAATAACAGTACTTCTTTTCATGTTGCTGTTGATGATATAGAAGCTGTTCAAGGGATACCGTTTAATCGCAATGCGTGGCATGCAGGCGATTCAAACGGAAACGGAAACCGTAAATCTATCGGAATAGAAATTTGCTATTCTAAAAGCGGTGGAGAGCGTTATAAGAAGGCTGAAGAGAATGCGGTAATATTGATTACTCAAATGTTAAAAGAGCGTGGCTGGGGCATTGAACGAGTTAAACAGCATTACGATTGGAGCAAGAAGAATTGTCCGCATAGAATCAGAGATGAAAAGCGTTGGGATAGCTTTTTAAATCGCATTAAAGCAGAAATGAATAAAAAAGTTGAGATAAACAAAGGGGATAATGAAATGTTGAAATTTAGTTCGAACACATTTAAAAATGAAATGGTTACTTTCTTAGAAAATGCACACAAAAGAGGCTTGTTATCTAGTCATTCATGGATTAACCAGGCGAAAGAAGGCAAGTTATCTAAAGATGATGCTATTTCATTAATTGTAACGATCATGAACAGAAGTGAAGAAAGCAAATAAAGAAAAAGCCCTTCTCGTAATGAGAGGGGCTTATCTTATTTTTGTAACGCTGGATGCATATACATGCTAGTCGCTATTTTATCAAAATTCTCTATATTGAAGTTTTCCCATGTCACACCATGCCCTTTATCTATCCATATTCTTAAAACAGAATCATCAAATACATTTCCTTTAACGTCAACTAAATCCATATGCCATGACAAGAAATACCCGTTTAATCCTTCTATTTTGTCTAATTGCTCAAATATATCTTTAGATTTATACAACATTGAATCTTTAGTTAAGTTAGTTGTTAGGCTTTCATCTGCATTTAATTCAATTTTAGCTATTTCTTTTTCTACTGTAATATTGATAATTCTTTCTTTATCTGTATTCGTTTCTTCTCCTATTGTATCAGTTATTGCTCTTTCGACTTTTTCCTCTAAAGTTAATTCTTTGTAAGGAACATCAGTACTAATATTCATTATCGACATCGTGAACACTACAATAAAAAACACACCCGTTATTATCCCGACAAATTTAAAAGCTTGTTTATAAGTCATTTTTCATTTCCCCTTTATTTGTTTATATATATGTATTTCTACATAAAAGTTTCAATACCTTCTTTTTATTTTATTTGTACACGCATTATTTTTTTTAATATCAATACAATGTAATTAACAATGAAAAAGGGGGAATAACAATGTTATTAGTCGGGGCTTTTGGTGCTTCATTGGTTGCAATTGGTTTAATGGAGAAAGTCGGACTCAAGATAAATGAAGGTTCATTACGCTTTGTAATGGAAGTAGTGAAGTTCGGAGCGATTCTATATGTCATTAAGTTAGCAGCAACTTTATTTTTATAAAAATCAGAAAAGTCAAAACAGCAAATTCTTGTTATAAGGAAGAAGAGAGAAAAGAGATATAGAATATATGTAGCAGTCAAAAAGAAAAATGCAGTACAAGACAAACAATAACAGCTATAACACTATGCAGGCTACAATGTAATTTTCACTTCATGAAAGCTTCATTAACACTTACAAAGAAAAGGAGAATGCAAATGGACAGAGAGCCTTATATACCTTCATGCTCATGGTGTGGCAAGCCTTATACTAATTGTACATGTGGAAAGGAGTTAAGATCATGACGGAATGGGAAACTTGCTATGATGGATGTAGATGTTCAGAATGCAGGCAAAGAAGAAGTGATTATTTTTTTCTTCAGGATTATCGATCTTCACAAGGGATAGATGGGGAATATGCAGAGGATACAACGTTAAACAGATTAGACAATGCAATGGATAACTTTGATTATAGTTCAGCGACTAAAAAAGCCTTACGAAAAAGGTACTTACATGAATAAAAAAGCCCACTCAGTGAGCAATGAGCAGACTTTTTTAACATGGTTAAATGATAAGAATAAAGAAGGAATATTATATATGTTGTACACATTTTTATTATACAACGTGATAAATGAGGTGACAAGATGCTTGAGTTTTTAGCGTTGCCGGCTGTTGCTTTGGCTGCTGCTTTAATCCCCAAACGGAAACTAAAGGACAAAGAAAAGATAAGGCGAGTACTTGAAAATGCCAATGTAAGCATAACAAAAAACGATCACTCACAATATCCTCAATTAATTCGTGAATACCATTCGGATACTTATTCCACTTATATATACAGCCTTCCTTTTGGATTACATTCAGACATCTTTATAAAACAACTTCCTTCTATTAGTGAGAGTCTTAATAAAGAAGTTGAATTTGATTTTGACAATGGGGTGTTTAAACTTTTTGTTTATCATCAATCTTTGCCGAATAAATGGAATTACGATGAATCATTGTTAAGACCAGGATCTTGGGAGGTTCCTATAGGTAAAAATCATAAGGGCATCTTTTATCATGATTTTGACAAGTACCAAACTTTTTTAATTGGAGGTGTACCCGGCTTTGGTAAAACAGTATTAACAAAGATCATGTTCAGTACACTCATTCTTAATAATCCCCAAAACGTAAATATCTATGTATTAGATTTAAAAGGTGGCTTAGAATACAGTAAGTATTTAGGATTACCACAAGTGAAAGGGGTTGCCAGTGATATATACGAGGCTACAGAGGTATTAATTGAAGTGGTCGAGAAAATGAAGGTTATGGAAGCACACTTTAAAAAAAATGGATATACGAATATAGTCGATACACCAATAAAAGAAAGAACGTTTTTATTCGTGGATGAAGGGGCGGAATTATCGCCTTCAATGGTAGCTGATGATAAAAAGAAATACGCAAAGGCTTGTCAAACGATGATTAGTGAAGTTGCTAGGATTGGCAGGGCGATTGGTTTTAGGCTTGTCTATAGCACCCAATATCCTTCTTCACGTTCGATTGACATGAGCATAAAAATGAATATCCTAGCTAAAGTTTCTTTTGTTGTATCGAACCATGTAGCAAGCCAGGTGATTCTAGACGAACCAGGAGCCGAGTCCTTGCCTTCTATTCCAGGGCGGTGCATTTACCTTATCGACAAGCCAAAGACCGTACAAGTGCCGTTTATAGACGATAAGGGCATATTTAAATTAATGGAGGAAAGGGAAAATGAAATCATGGGAGAAAATAGAACAATTATTAATGACAATAGACCAATTAGGAGCGGCAACGATAAAACAAATTCGTGGAATACATGATCTTAAGACATACAGAAACGCTTGCTATATGCTGAAGCAGTTAGAACCTTATACAAATACAACTTTTCATAATCGGGAAAAAGTCTTTTACTTGAATAAATCAGGAAGGGATCTAATCGGGAGCAGTAAAGAATTTAAAGTTGGTCAAAAGTTAGAACATACTCTTTTGAGAAATGATGTATATATCTATTTGAATTGTCCTTTTGATTGGCAAAGCGAGAAGGTGCTTGAATACGCTTCGGAACAGCCTAATTTAAACGGAATCATCATAAGAGGGGTAAATGTAGCCACAAAGAAAAAAATCGTCTCAGACGGCTATTACAAACGAAATGGATACACTTATATAGTTGAGATTGATAACAAACGAGATATGAAGGATAACCACAAGAAGATCATTTCATATGCAGAGTGCTTCAAATATCTAGATACACCTAGATTAGCTATGTATACGCACACTTTAGACAGACAACGAAAATTAACTAAGTGGATGAATGAGAACAAGGTCCCTGGTGAAGTGAAGTTATATGAAGAGATAAAGTAAAAAACACCCTATCAAGGATGTTTTCGGGGATGAAATATATGCAAAAACAAAAGTGAAGAAAAACTTGCCAATAGGTTTCCAATCTATTGG